CACCTCTACCTTCTGATGGGTTTATTTTATAAACACATTTTACTTCCCAGAACGTACCATCATCTGAAGTCTGACTTGCAGATTTGTTAAGACATACATATTTAGAATAGTTTGGGAATGATTCACCCTTTAATGGTATACCTGTAGCGTTTATTACTTTGTAAGGATCTTGTATTGTTGCTATTGTAGGGGCTTCAAGTATTACCTGAAAAACACGTACTAACTCTAATCCATCACGTATGTCATCTTTGGAAGTACGTTTCTTTTTAAGTTCTCTAACTAAAACAGACATTAAACTATCTCCACTGTTGCTGGTTTGTCACTAAATAAGTCTGCTGTATTAGATGCTATTTCACCTAACAATGTATTAGCTTCTTTTCTTTGCGATATGGCAATGTCATCAGCATTGTTTCTTGCCTTTGCTATAATCGAATGTGCTTCTGAGCTTCCTTTTAGAAAAGCACCACCAGATTTCTTTTCTTCATCAAAACTCTTACCACCGCCAGGATCTCTTACGGTATTTATAATTTCATCTATAACATCTAATATTCTTTGAACAGAATTAGCACCACCATTTACTAATATATCATTTATCTCAGCAGTTACTCTTTCATTAATAGCATCCAACTCTGGACCAATTAACTTCATCATATCAGGGATCTCAGGCATCTCTAATTTGCCCATTTCAAATCCTGCAATACCATCAAGGCCTTCATCCCATGTCTTAAATAGATCAGCAATATCCTCACGTTCTATATTAGGGTTTATTGCTGCTTCAAATTCAAGACCCATATTATGAGCCCAATTCTGTATAATCTTTTCTGTTTTCTGAGTTGTAGCTGTAAACGCAGATACTAAAGTGTTATATATATAAAATCCAAGTTCTTTAAAAACGTTACCGAACCATATAGCCCATTCTTTACTTTGTTGAAAAAACGTAATTATGACTAAAAGACCTTTTTCAAACTCACCTTGGAAACCAACAAACCAAACTTTCATCAAATCATTAAAGCCACCAAATGTCATATCCCATAAGACAGCTAATGTTAAAAAGAAATCTTTGATTACAAATACAAGATTATTGAAACCAGTAGACATTCTTTCAATAAAGGAAGTACCTGATCCCATAGCCATTATAAATATTGAAGCAAGTAACGCTACTATCCCTATAATTGTAAGAATAGGTGAAGCCATAATGACATAACCATTTATCATTGTAAAGATCATAGGTATCACAGTAAACAGCATTACTTTTAATAAAAAGAATGATGCTATCAGAGCTATCATTGTAGTTGTAAAGACTGTTACACCTGCAAGAACAGACCATACAATTGAAGGTACTTTAGAAAGAGCTATTGTCGTTGCTAATATTGATTTGTTTACAAGTAAAATAGCTGGAGCGAATTTCTCTCCTAATTCAATCCGTAGTGCTTTTATGTTGTTCTTTGTTATCTTTAATTGATTAACAACCGATGCTCTCATAATGTCAGCCATCTGTTTTGATGTCATACCAACACTACGTATTCTTTTTTCAAATCTACGCATTAAATCACTCTTACCAATTAAGATCTTCAATGTCTTTTGTGTACGGGCTTGGAAACCCATCTCTAACATAGCTGCAGATTGTTGTTCTGTTGATAGACCAACAAATGCTGTTTCCATGTCACCGATGATATCTGCCATATGTCTGAAGTTACCAGTTGTGTCAAAAACTTCAACATTCCATTTCTTTAAAGCACCTTTATTCTTTAAAGCAGCTTTTGTCATAAAATCAAAAACCATTGACAGTTGTGTACCAGCCTCACGCCCTTTCGTACCTGAGTCAGCAAATACAGATAGAATAGCAAGTCCTTCTTCTAAATCTTTATTCAAAAATCTCAAAGCAGCACCAGCTTTATTTGAGATAGCCTCAGAGAATTGTTCTATACTTGCATTAGCAGTTGTATAAGCTCTAACGAACCGATCTGCCATATACGTCATATTCGCTATATTCTGAGCAGAATCGTTTACACGAAGCCCCATGGCTGACTGGGCGTCGGTTATAAGGTCGGTAGCTCTAGCCAAATCAAACATACCGGCAGTGGCAAAGTCTACAACTGTGGTCAAAGCGTCCATACTTTGGATAGCTGTAAAACCAGCTGCTCCTAGATACCTATAAGCTTCAGCAATTTCTTCAGGTGCTTGTATGCTACCTTTTAAAGCATCAAGTGCATTTATCTTCAATGCCTCTGACATCTCTTCGCTTACTTTACCAAATACAGATGTACTTCGTACTAAAGCATCTTCGAATTTAATAAACTCATCCACAGATCCTTTAGCAAAGTTAGCAAACGTCACTAACAAAACACCACCTATAATAGCAGTGCGCCCTAACTTTGAATTAAGAGCAGAAACAATACCACTAAGACTAGTGAGGGAACTGCTTGCTACGGCAGTTCCTGCAACTAGTTTTGAGACATCCGCCCCAATCTTTACTGACATTGCTCCTATTACGCTCATTTCTTCAAACTTTTGTTATGCATGTTAGCCCATAGTGTTAGTTTTGCTTTAGCTGCTTTAGTTCTTTCCTCTGCAGCTTTATCATCATCTCTTGAATCGTATTTTAATAAAAAGTCCGAAATCGTAAATGGTTGAGGTTTCTTTTTTCTATCTCTGTTTGAATTTGCAATTACAGAACATAAGTTTGCAATGTTTAAATCCAATCTTTGACGTATAGTAGGATTATTTTTTAAATAAATTCTCCATAAAGTCCTTTCATCATCTGTCAGCCTTTCTTTTAATTCTAATACTGTTAAACCCCCAATGTGAGAAGCTATTTCAAATAACTCCTCATCACTGTCACTGAGGGTTATAGTGCGTTTTTTTCAATGTCCTCTTGTCTGTATCCATTGACTTTTGCTGCAGCAGTAAATAAATCTTCAATGAATCCGCCATCCATCTGTGAAAAGGTAGTACGATCTGCGTCTTTTAAAATCAATGCTCCATCTTCATTACAAAGACATTTACGCATAAAATCAAAACGCATACCGGTTGTATCGACAATTTCACCTTTTGACTTTCTTCTTTGGACAGACGATTCATATTCTTCTTTATCAGCTACTGACATTTTCTTTACGAAAAATTCACTGTCTCCAATTGTTACAGATTCGAGTTTACTTAGTTTACTGCTGACAGACAGCAGTTGGTCCATATTGTTTACTTTATTACTCATTTGATTTCTTCCTTTTGGTTAGGTTTTTAATTAGGTGCCAGCAGTGATTACAATTTCACCAGAAGCTTTAATTGTGACTGAAGCTGTCATCTTTTCTTCAAGAGGAGCACCAGGCTCGAAAGAAGACATATGCCCATCAAAAACCCAAGTAGTTCCATCAGGGTAAGTGATAGTAACCCGTTCATTTTCTCCATGATAAGGAGGTGTTTCTGTAGGATCAAACTGCAAATCTACTGAAAGTTCACCAGGGTCAGTTAACTTTGTAGGTAAGAATTCATGCCAATCAGTTGTTCCCATATGTGATACATTCTGATTCTCTCTTGAGCTGTTAGGTCCACCAACGTCCAGAATTTCTGCAAGAAACCCGGTAGCGAAGGTTATTGTTATTCCTGTGGATATCATAGCCATGATGTTATTCCTTTATTTTGTTTTTGCTTTATCTACGGTAGGTTTCAATGACTCAAAAGTGGATGTAGATTCAACAACCCATTTTCTGGTCTTAACTTTAGATTTAGGATCTTCAGTTATTTCAATTTTCTGAAGTTCGATTTTTTTAGAATCAATGTCAAGTTTTGCTCGTTTTTTACTATCTTTAGAATAGATGAACAAATTTGCAGAAGAAAAGGCAGGTTCAGTGTATCCTTTATTAGATAACTCTTCAACTGTGCTATTGAATTCTTCTTCAGTAATTTTCTTTCTTTTTAGAAAACTTAATTTCATTTTTTACTCCTTTACTTTGGTATTACTTCTCTTTTAGTTTCAAAATTACAAACGAAAACATACCGATCATTAGAATCTTTTTCTAAAAGAAAAGGATCACCTTCGCTTAATATGGTTTTATAATAACAAATGTAGTCTCCATAATCAATATTAAATGGTCCTAATTCATCTAAGTATCGTTCAACTTCAAAAGCATCAGAATATCCTTGGTCATAATCTGTATCTATTACTCGTATTTGTATCAAGTCAGTACGTAGCCCTGGTATTGTTTTATCTTGGACTCTTTCTTTAATAGAAAATATATTTTCATATACTACTAAAGTCTTTTTGTAATCATTAATAGATGGTGACCAATCTGTAGTTTGACCATAAAACCCTTTGCGTATTGGATCAAGATTCTGATTAACTAAGTTAACAGATTTTAATTTATTTAAAATATCTTTAGATACAGGATTCAAAGTGATCTCCGTGCTGATAGATTTGTTATAGTAGCTTTAGTTTCTTTTACTATTAAACTTTTAAGATCTTTTATATTTCTTTTAAAAGAAACTAATAAAAAACGGTTTGTCTTCTCATGTGCAAATAATGTATAGTTTGCACCAAAACCGACTATCACTGTTGGTTTATCTCTTGAAGTAGGTAGAGCAGTTTTCATTTTTTTAATGTAAGCACGGTGGTCACTACGTAATTTATCTAACTGTGCTTTAGTTAAACGCTTTCCACTTTTACCATACTTTCTATAATTTGGTTTTTGATTTACAACTTTGTCAGAATCGCCACCACCCCACATAGTAAAAGCAGACGCTTTCATATTACCAGTATCAACTGGCGCTATTCTTTGAGCGTCACCTTGTATTCTAAAACCTATCTTTATTAACGTAGACAAAGCAACATGCCTCATTCTTGTAATGAAACTGTTTAAAGATCCTGTCAATGCAGTTAAGCCAACTATTGAAGCATACTTCACAACCATGCTCTCCTAAACATTAATTTATTTCTTAGATTTGGTATTTCTTCGAAATTAGCTATTTGAAATGCATCTACTATTTGATCAGGATCTGCTATCTGCTCAACATTATACTTCAATAATAATTGATCTATCTTTATAAGCATTAGGCAATCACCAATTTCCATACTACGATCAACCATAACTTGTGAACGTGAAGCACGTTCTTTTCCGTACTGGTCAATAAACATTGAAGTCATCTTATCCCATCTACAATAAATTTCAACTGGAGAATCATAAAGATCTTTTCCAGAATCAGATATACCTAT